AGTGACAAACAGGAATCTTTCCGACATACTGTTCATGTGGTGTTCCACGATCATCATGATTTCCTTCATGGAAAACAGAATTATTATTTATACACGAATCAACAGGTAATTGATACATCATTGTATACCTCCAAAATACGTTTTAATAATATTTTCACATTCTATATTTCCTACTGGTGTAAAACCATCTGCCAACGACCATATAAAAATACCTTTTACGGAAGTATCTCTCATAAAAGTATCAAGGAATACTTTATAATATAAAGTTTGTACTTCTGGTTGGTTTTGTAATGAAATATCGTAATCCCATTTGCTTGGATGTTTCAAGGCATCTTCAACAGGTAAAATCCCTACTTCTGTTATGAAGATGTCTTTTTGAAGATCAAAAGCTTTTTTGTGCAATACATCAATAAAATTTATATTACTTTCAAAGTCACGGAACATATTCTTTTTCAAAGTCTCAGCCGAATAGGTTAAATCTCCGCCGACACCTATATAAAGGTTACATCCGATTACATCTACATACGGGAGATATAGATTAGTTGATATTTCTAGTGGTGCAATAGAGCAAGAGATAATTAAATTACTTTTCATGGCTCTTATATCATTAATAAGTGTTTGCCACATGTCTAAATTACTGCTAGTTTGATTTCTAAGTTCATTACTAATTGATACTATATCAACATTATCAATTACCCAAGATAAAGCTGTCTTTAGATTGTTTGAATAAGAAGTTAACCAATTTTGAGGGTTAACTACATTTTGGTAAATATCCCAAGAAGAATAATTGACGTGTGGTTTAATAAACACAAACAATCCTTTAGTTTTTGCATAATTAACCGCATTCACTAAATCTGTTTGTGTCGTTTCTAACGTTAAAATTTCACTTGATATACTCGCCATACGAAGGCGAATACAAATATTTATGGTATTTGCTCCCAAACGTACTGCGTTATCAATTAGAGATTGATAAGTTCCAAATTTAATATCAAATGGTAAATACATATTAAAACCATAATATTTTTTCGGGTTAGTTTTAAAATAGTTTTGTTGAGCAATATCCGCCAACTGCGCATCATGCTCACCAATTTTTTGATCAATCGTATCAAAGTTTTGGTTTATTTCATCCACAAGCACATAGTCATTATCCGTCCATCTATTCATGTTAAGATTGGGCGTTTTTTGACTGCTCATATTAAACCACCTCAATTAAGAATGTCTCCGACAGTTCCTTTGCTGTATATTGTGAAGCTTCTCCCCAAGTTAGTCGAGCCGCTTTTACTTCTCCCCAAGTTAAATAACTATAATCAATATTAAAGCTCAAATGGCTGGGCACTAGGTCATCTATGATTTTTCGGATTTCATCGATGTTTTTCGGTTCACCCCTAACGCCCGTTAACAATACATTGATATGGTACTCTTCGGGGATACCCGTTGTTTGGCATTTGATTTCAATCGCTTTTTCGATGTTTTCCAGCTTGAAAGTATCTGCGGCTAACCGTGATTGTAACTTTTCACGCCGTTTCACCTGAGATTGATTATTTGCTCCTAATTGTACAAGTTTTTCCCTTAAATCGAGCCCCCAGGTAGAGGTTGATATGCTGTTTTGCTGAAGAATGCTTTGAATCCAGTCGTTTAGACGGACAAGTTCGTTTGCATAGGCGATTCGTAAAGGCTTAGTAATGTCAAAGTGGTCATAATATGTCGGCATATAACTTTTTAAATAACCGTGTATATCCCGCCAGTAATTGAAAAAAGATAATTCGCTCTTAGATTGCAAATTAGCTTTAATCCCCTTGAAACGCCACGAATCTGCATTAACGATGACCTCACCGAACCCTTTAGCTTTTGAGGACGTGATGATTCTCCTAATTAAACTGACATTTAGATTGCCGTTTCCAGCAACATGAAAGTCTGAATATCGGATTCGTAATGACTCTGCTTCAATATCGGCACTACCTTCAAGGGCAATCGCCATTGTTTGAATTTTAATTGCGGCGGCGGCTATTGTTGCGGATCCACTTAACGCTGCACTTGCATCTTGCCAAGTATCCATTTGTCATCACCTATGCCAAGGTGACTGTGATATCACCTATGTTAATTTTGAGTTGATCGTTAACTGATATCGTTTTTGATGTAGTTAACTCCCCATGAAATAGTAAATTTCCGTTAGTTTCGGCATCCAAAAGACCGATATGGGTTACCGTTCCCCAGTTTGCTGTCGCTACGGGGAAAAGGATTTCTGTATCATTACTTGCTGTACCGTCAACCGGTGCACTGAATGTGATCAGTTGACGGGCATATGCGCCACCGCTCACTTCAGTTCCCGTTCCGGCATCTGTCGGGTCTGAAGTGTATAAAGCCAAGTAAATAGACGACGGCGGTGTGTAAGGAGCGCCCCTCAAGATATGATCGATCAACTTGTTTTCTAGATAATCGGAGATTGCGCTCATTTAATTTCCCTCCTAGATAAGATTGACTTTCCCAAGTACGGGTATTTGATCATCCGCTAGCAAGATATTACTGGTACCATTATTAACTCTTAAATCTTCATAGTCTAAAACGCTAATAGAGTTTAAAATGGCTTCGCCAATTTTATTGTATCGAACCAGATTTTCAGTAAACGCGATGCTGTTTAGATAATCACCAATATTTTTGGCGACATCACCCATTACGGCTTGTACATTCGCATTGTTAATCAGCGTTAGCTTCACATCAATATCAATGCTTAATTCACTTGCTCCGTCCACTGTCACATCAGCCAAATCCGGTTTTTTCGCTTCGATATTCTGCCGGACTTGGTCAATAAGTTGTGGTGATGGACTTTTCTTGTCGTATGTGAACAAAACCACGCGAACCGTTCCCGGACCGTTCCAGCATCGAAAGACGCGGGCATAACCAATACCCGGAATTTCTTTCGCCCATCGTATATAGTCAGCCGCATTTCCACTACTTGACGGAGTGGATATACGTTCCAAATATCGTTGATATAGAAGCTCATCTGATTCCTCATCCATCCCATTGGAAAAACCGTCATTGTTTACGACAGCAGTAACCCCGTCAATAAGATCAACAAGTTCAGTGATAGAACCAGACGCTACATTTCCTATCGTCCCCGGTAGTTCGGCTTGTACAGGCACTTGAACGATTCCGCTTGATGGGATAGTAGTATCTGCGGTTATATCAAAGTAAATGGGCGTATCTCCAGTGGTGCTAAGTCTCGTCCCAGCCGGAATGACTGTACCCGGGGTGCCGGTAAATATTACATTGCCACTCGCCGCCACAGCCGCTTTTCGATAAACGCCAACATCCGCGCATTTTGCTTCGAGCAAATCACTTGGTATATCTTCATTGGTAAAAAACCAATTGATGACTTGATCAAGTTGTTGATAGGCTTGTTCCAATTCAAGTGCTGCTGGTGAAAGTAAATCCCAGATGACTGAACCTTGCCGCGTGTCCATATCAGCTGGAAATTTTGACAGCATTCGTGTCATGATGTTATCAAATGTCTGGTCCTCAAACACTCACCTGCACCCCCTCCAATACCGCGCCATTTATCAATGTGACATCAAATGAAACGGTTATTTTATCTTCGGACATTTCCACGATATAGTTCGATGTTGATTCAATTCGGTCATCATATTCTATGGCTTCGGATATGACGCGTGGGATCTCAACCTGTAGAAAAGCCTTTGATGGATTGTTAGCTAAAATATCTTCAATTTCGCACCCATAATCATCGTCATAAATTAAAAAACGGCTTCGTGCCGTCATTACTGCTTTTTGAATATATTGCCTTATGGCGTCATGGCCATCGATGGTTGATCTGATTTTCCCGTTCTCAAAATCAAGAAAGTAAGTTTTTGACGGGAGGACTTCAATTAGTTCTTCGTCGGCAGCCGGTTCCTCGATAACTTCCACTTCAACTTCAGGCGTTAAACTCATGCGATCACCGCCCTATCTAGAACATAAAAGGTCTGATCGTTATCAGATACCACGATGACACGGTCCCCAGTCGTTAAATCCTTAACTCTCTCTGCAATCACTAAATCATCTTTATCCAACTCGATTTTCATACCGTCCACTTGTATCCGGATATCCGGCATCCCGTTTGTGACCGTGGCCAAGCTAACGGATAAATCTTTATTGTAACCATGTTTTTTCATGAGATTGATCAGTCTTACGGCGCCACTACCTTCCATCTGATCACTCCTCATAATCCATCGTAGGGAGGATATCGTCTTTTGAAACTTGTAGGGTCATAGTATAGACACCCGGAGTGAACGTATGTGTATCTGATGATATATAGTAAGTCGATGATAATCCTGTCAGTTTATTTTTAACGTCAATGGCCGCGCCGGCGATCGCGCTCGTAATTCCCGCCGCTTCAATTGTGATATCTGTTTGAACTTTGTTCATCTGCTTTAAAAGACTTTTTGCCAAACTTTGCAATTTCGCTTTCGTCATTTTGTCATCGAAGTTTCTCTCGACATGCTGCATAAGCCCATATTTTTTCATCGAAGAACTATCCGAAACGGTCACAGTAATTGGCTTTTTATCGTCTCCGCCAATCACCTTTACT